GTGTAGTTACCACTTCACTTTATTGGCCCAGTAGGCGGCTGACATTTTGCCTTTGGCGATGTTGTCGGCGTGGCGGGCTTTGAAGGCGGCGCGGCGTTTGCGGGCGGCGTCCGATTCGCCTTCGCGTGGGGGCGAGCCAGAGACGCCTTGCTGGCCGAAGCGGATCAGCTTGACGGTTTCGCCTTCCTTGGCGAGGACGGCGTGGCTTTTGTCGGGGTGGGAGGGGGTGCGCTTGGGCTTGTTGTACCCCTCGAAGCGTTCACCGCGGTAGATGATGGCCACGGTCCAGTCCTACTTCTTTTTGCGTTTTTTGGCTGTTTTTGCAGCTTTCTTGAAAGCTGCGTCGGTGGGGGCGCCTTCGGAGCCGGGGCGGCGCATTTTTTCGCCCGAGCCAGCGGCGATGCGCCTTTTTTTAGCTGCAATGTTACTGTACAAACCGCGCTTGGCCATTACTTCTTACCGGCGGTGGGCTTCTTTTTAGGTTTACCAGCCTTGGATAGCGCGATGGCCACCGCTTGTTTTTGGGTGTAGCCCTCGTCCATCAGCTTGCGGACATTGGAGCTGACCGTTTTGCTGGAGGAGCCGCGCTTTAGGGGCATGGTTAGTACGTCAGGAAAGACGATCCACCAGAAGCGTAGCGGCGGAGCGGGGCGAGGTAGTGGATCGCGTAGCCGAGACTGTCTACAGGGCCTGAAACGTCGTCCTTTCCCCCTCTGCCTTTGACCGGCTTGCCTGACGAGTCATAGGCTTGTTGCTCCATAGAACGAATGAGGTACTTGCAGTCGTTGCTGACTTTTAAACGATTGGCAAGCAGCAGAACGTTGATACAGTTGACGCGGTCTGCGATCTCGGGGTTAGAGGGTTGTACCTTGACTGTGAAACCGCCTTTGCGTAGAAGGGCAAGGTCGGATTCGCTGGCGTTGGTGGTGGAACGTTGCCGTGATGCCGCGTCCGGCACCACAACGAGGTCTCCGGCGGCAAGCTGGTCGGGGTACTTTTCTTGGAGTAGGCGGACTACGGCGGGTGTGTCCTTGGGGCAATGCTCCGCGACGACGTGGAATTCCTGGCCGCGACGCACGATGACTTCGAGGTAGCAACCGTCCACGTTAAAGTCGATGCCGACAAAGATGCGGTCTTCGGGTTCGATGGTCGTGTCGCACCAGTGCTGGTCGCGGGAGAACGGATAGTAAACTGTTGTATTCTCTAAATTGCAAAATTCTCCGTTAATGTAGGATGTAATTAATTGACTAGGGTAATTAGTATAAAGAGATTCGATAAATCCTGCGGGTAGGTAAGGATTATCGGTTGTCTTTGCTTTAATTAGTCTACGATCTGGGCCATCGTTTTCTACAAAAGTTTTGAACATCCAATTGTAGCCCTCTGGAGTAGAGGCTACGGCTAGTTGCGGTTTTACACCTCCACGAAGACGAGCCAGCATCATTTCGCTTGCTTTTTGCGCTACTTGGTATGGGGATGTATCTATTTCGTCTGCAAGCACTGCTGATAACGTCTGACCTCGAATTCTATTGAACGTTTCTGTAGCGCGACACAGAATTGTTGTTGTTCCTGTTGGGTGGTGGATTATGTATTCAGGTTGAGGAGATACGCGGAAGTCGTGGGGAATTTCAAATTCTTCGAGCCAGTCGTCAAAGGCGCGCATAAACACGTCGCGGATCATGATGTTGGTGGGCTCGAAGACGGCCATGACCGTGCCGGGGTTTTCCATGGCCAACAGAGTGGCTTTAGCGCAGAGGGCCCTGGTTTTACCGCTGTTGTGGTGGATGATGCCGTGGGCCTCGTAGTGGTTCCAGATGGGGACGTGGAGGTCGTAGTAGGCGTCGATGCGGTCAAAGGTGATGGTTTTTATCGGATCCCATGTATAGTAGATAAGATTCGCATCTTGTTTACATGCCTGGTTTGACGGTTGGTAAAGGCGAGGTTCAGCAGATGCTGAAACTTCGACAGGACGGGAAGTCCCTGCAGGAGATAGCAGCTGTTCTTGACAGGTCGCCGGGAACCGTGGCTCGGGTGCTACGGCGAGAGCAGATGACGACGAAACGCCTAGGGCCGTGGGATGGGCTGAGTGCCGAACAGCAAGAGCAAGCGCGGCGGGATTATCAAAGGGGGTACTCGTTGCTGTATCTGAAAAGTGTGTATGGGGTGCAGACAGCCCGGTTGAGTAAGGAGTTCGAGGGGATTCCGGTGCCGAGCCAGCACACGACAGGGATTGAGCGGCTGTTGGATTTGGCGGCTTATGTGCTTGAGGATTACACCGATGGGGCGATTGGAGTGAGGGAAGCGGCGAGGCGGTTTGGGGTGCACGAGGGGACCATGCGGGTGTTCTTGCAGCAGAGGGGGGTGTTGAAGTCCAGGGGGGCGCAGCCGGGTATTGAAAATCCGCAATCGAAGGCGCGCCAGCAGGTTGATTCGTCTGATCGGGATTCGGGGAAGTATTGGGCTCGCAGAACCGTCGAACTAGCTCTTGGGCGAAAACTTCCCAAGGGCTGGGTGATTCATCACATGAACGAGAACCCGAGGGATCAGCGGCAGTCGAATCTGTGGTTGTTCCCGTCGGCGCAGCTGCATGTGGCGTACCATCAGCGGCAATCGGAGAGCCTGGCTGCAGGCGGGAGAGTGGCTGCCAGCCAGACGGCGTTAGAAAACGGTGGTCTTTGGTTACCACAACTTCTCGCCCAGCTTGCGTCGTCACCCGAAACAGTGGAGCAACTCCTTTCTTGTACGCCGGAGTTGCCCACGCCGGACCGGCAAGGGTTTGGACCTGTATAGGGCGATCCAGCTGGGTGGAGATGGGGGCGCCGTTGATGACGGTTTCGCCCCCTACGCAGCCAAAACCTGCACAAAAGCCGATAATTTTGGTGTCTACGTCGAGGCAGAACTCTTTTTGAGCCGGAAGTAGGGAGTCGATGATGCGCTGCCGTAGCGATTCGTACGACTCGGTGCAGCGGGTTCCGGCGCCGGTAGGCGCGGTAAGGCAGCCGCCTGCGGGGATTCGTGCCAGCAGGGACATGCGGGGGCGGGGTGGTGTTGCCTAGCAGTCTAGGCGCACCAGCAGGCGGGTACTTTCTTTTGTCGAGGGCGCAGCCCGAGACGGGGGTGGGGGGAGGGGGATGCGGGAAGGGGGCAGGTGTGTTTGTAGGGTGTGATTGTAGTGTGATTTTTAGGTTGTTCAGAGAGCAGCGGGTATCACCGCTCTCCCGCCGATCGCTTGGCTGGGGGGAGGGCCTGGGGGGATCCGTGGGGGGTGTGGCAGCTGGACAGACTGGACAAGCGAAAGCCGCTGCTACCACTAGGTTTGTGCCGTTGCGTACCTGTCCAGTAGGCAGAGACGCTGGCCAGGGTGAGCGTGGGGAGTGCCGGGGGTGCCGTTAGGTGAGAGGGTGCAGCGCAGCTGATCCGCTCCAGTGCTCAACCTGTTTGCTGCTCTCTGCTGCTCAGCCCTTAGGCTCCAGACCCAGCAGTCTCGCTTGCAACGACACGGCGCCGATCGCATTGCTGAGCTGTTTCGATTCTCGCGCGAGTTCGAGAATCTCTGCGGCCGCCTCTAGCAGTTCGGCCACCTTCTCGCGCCGGTCAACACGCTCCAGATCCTGCACCATCCTTTGCCGTGCCAGCTGCATGCGCGACTCAGCGGCGCGAGTTTGCAGGCCCCATTCTTCCGCGCAGCGCCGGCGGACGTGATGCGGCCGCATCCCCTGAGCGAGCCAGTCCCTCACCGCGTCAACTTGGTCCGCAATCTCCAGTGCAGTAAAAGCGGCGCGCTTCCTTTTCTCGGCCGGCTCGCTCATTACGCTCCATCGCTGCAGACTCTCAGCCTAGGTTGCCGGTAACTGTGGACAGGTTGCGCCAGATCGACTAGGATGAGATTTGAGAACGGATGAGCCACACCAGCGCGCTCCGTTCCACCCGCACCATGCCCACACTTAACACCATCGGCGGCGCTGCTGGCGCTGCCATGCTCCTAGGTTTCGCAGTCTGCCCACCGGCCGGTTTGGCCGCTGCTGCGCTGCTGACCGCTTGCGCTGCTGCTCAGATCGCCCGAGGTGCAGCATGATCGGAACCATCCGCACCAGTGCCTTAGCAGTTTCCGCCCTGGTGATCGCAGCCGCGGCGCTCGCCTTTGACGCGGGGCGCACCAGTGGCCGGCAGTCTTGCCAACCGACCCAGTCAACCCTTACCCGTGCCATCCGATGACTTGGCAACTGCACCGCCCATATGGGCGCACCGCACCAGCCGCACCAGCCCTGACCTTCACCGCCGAACTTACCGATACCTTCGGCGGTCAGGCAAATTACAGCTGGGTCCGGCGCGAGACCTTCAGCGTCCCAGCAGGAGCCTCTGACCGCTCCGTTGTGATCGCAGCCAAAAAGGCCCTAGGCCTGACCGGCTGCCGCTGCCAGACAACGCACCACGGCGACCTAATAGAGCTACGCCCCAGTGGAAGCTGCACCGTAGCTTTTGTGGCACTGGGAGCAGACTCATGACCTACCAACGTATCCTGATCGCCGGGCAGTCCGTAACGTTCGAGCGCTCCAGTGGTAGCGCTGCCGGCTGGTGTGCTACCGGCTGGGAGCAAGGGCTGCCAGTCTGCCGCCGACCGATCCAGTGGGAGGAGATCCAGGCGGTGCTAAGGCGGTTTGATCCTGCTGCGGTTTCGTACCTTAAGGATTAGAGATACACCATCCCACAGAAACCATACCCACAATCCACCACACCGCAACCTATGGATCCGCAATCAGCCCGCCAGTATCTGGGCCTTTCCTGGGATCAGATCACTAGCCAGCTGCAAGGCCAGCAGCGCCGGCAAGCCATGGCCCTATGGCAATGGGCAGCCCCCCGCTATTCAAGCCATGGCACGGCTCAAGCGGCCTATTTCAACCGCTATGGCGCTGCTGCTACCTATGCGCGCATCAATCGAGTCCGGGCATGGCTTGGGCTTGCTGCAGTCTGACCGATCACACCCAACTGCACCTAACACGATGAAACTTGCGATCCACCTAGCAGCACCTAATGACCGCAACGGCAACCCTCGTAGGGGATACCTGATCCTCAATGAGCTGGGGTGTGCCATTGCTTTTTATGAAGAGGGATACAAGGGCTGTCATGCCGTTCCCCCAGCATTGCGGCCGACTGCTGCCATGGCTCCCCGTATCAACGTCTCAGCTTCGGAGCTTCGGAGCTGGAAACTTGCCGTTCCATCCCCTGCTGAGGTTTGAGCCATGGCTACCACTGCGGACCATGCCCTGATCGCTCTCCTTTGGAGCGAGACGGCAGACGATGGCACCCCATTAGACGATGCTCAATTCAGCCCAAGTGCCGAACTGCGGGCCCGTGTCAATGCCGACTGGGCAGAATTTCAGGATGCGGCGCTGGATTTGGGGTTTGACCCTGAAGAACACCTAGCAGTCATGCTGCACCCCGATTGCGAGGGTGACCCATGGAACGCGGCGGCGCATAATTTCATTCTTACCCGCAACGGCCACGGCGCCGGTTTCTGGGATGGTGGATGGATTGAACCATGGAACCGGCGCCTAACGGCATTGGCTGAGAGCTTCGGAGAGTTGCACTGCTGGGCAGATGAAGAGGGGGTGATTCATGCCGACTGATAAAACCCCACGCGCCACAGAAGCCGAGCTGACCGATCGGGAGGCTGCAGCCTTGGAGCTGCTAGCCTCGGGCACGGGCACGGCAATCGCCTCCCAGCTGATCGCAGAACGCTACGGCGTCAGCCTGCGAACAGCGCAGAGATCGGTGAGAGTTGCGGCGCTCGAGTTGTGCGAACCAGCGACCGGCCACGCCTTGGATTGCCAGGCAATGCTCGGGCTTTATCGGCTTGAACTGCTGGCCGGCCGTGCCATGGTGGAAAACGATCCAGGCCTCGCGATTAGAGCGACCAAAGCGCACGCGTCGGCACTGGCCCAGTTCCGGCGTGCCATTGAGTCTGCCGCTCCAAAGCGGCTCAAACTACGGCACCAG